GGATTAGCTGATGTTTCATTACCTGAGTAACTTGCAGCAATCTTAAATGGTGACATTGCTTCTTCACCCGCAACAACACCTGCACCTGCACTTGTATCTGCATATCGTACACGTAATGTGTGAATTTGTCCTACTGGACCTGTCATAGGTTGTACACCTACTAATTCGTTTGCAATAACAGTAGGCATTACACGTCTAATTACTGGTAAAATAACCTTGTTCAAAGGTGCAATATTACCTACTTGGGTAGAACCAGCAGTAGCTTGCTCCATCAAATACTTCTTTGTGTTTTCCAAGGTTGTTTCCATTACGGATTTTTTATTACCTTCTAAACCTTCACAAAGAGCCTCTTTGGTAGCTTGCCAGTTTCTTGATTCAAATAAATCTGCCATTTTTAAGTCTCCTTATTCTAAACCGGCTAGTTTTCTAATATAAACTAAATCATTTTTATCACTGGTATTGCCTTCATTGATGCTAGGTTTATTGCCAGTAATCTCACGTTTTCCTGTTGATTCAACAAGATTAACTTTATTATCAGTTTTATCTGCTTTCTTATTCTCTTTAAGAACAGTTGGCAAATACTTTTGATATGCGACTTTTAAATTGTCTGTTTGAACACTTTCAAGTAAATCATTCATGATTTCTCGTTGATCTTTATTTAATGGTGCCAAAAGCTCACTCATAGTTTTTTGTCGAACTGCACGTCCTTCAACTAATTTCATTTTGCTTTGTGCCATTTTTATAGCATCAACTGACTCAGAAAGTTGCTCTCGTTGTTGCTGAACCATTTTCTCTGATTCTTCCAACTTCTTTTTCATTTTGGAAAGTTCTGTTCCTTCTGCAAGATAGCTTGTCATAAACTCTGTTGCAAAAGTTTCAAAAATCTTTCTTCCAAAATTATTTTCTCTTGCTTGTTTTATATCTTCACGTAAAGTTGTCATTTCTGATCTTACTGTAGATTCTACAAGCTTCTCTACTTTATGTGCTGCCTGTTTGATAAATTGAGATCTGGTTTCGCCAATCATGCGTTTCCCTTCACGTACCAATTTAACTTTCTGTTCTACAAGAGCACGTTTATCTTGATAAAATTCATTAAGCTCTGTGGTTAGCTGTTTTAAAACAAAATTTTCTAATTTCTTAAAGTTTTGTTCTTGCAACTTTTTATCAGCGTAAAGTTCTTTCATTTCTTTAGCAAGATTTTCTAAAACAAATTGATCAAGAACTTTTGCGTGTTCTTTGATACTTTGTTTATATGCAACAGTTGCTTCTACCATTTTTTGTTTATCATTGCGGAATTCTCCTACCTCAGTAGTAATAGCATCCGTCAACATTTGATCCATGGCTTCTACAATATTTTGCTTATCATGCTCATAACGCTCTGCAAATTCTTCCCTAAGCTCAGCCTTAATTTCTTGCCGTGCTTCTGTTAGTTTTTGCTCCCAAGCCTCGCTAAGAGTTGTTTTAACTTCTTCTGATAAAACCTCAGAACCTAAAAGTTCTTCGAAAGCATTTTTCATTAATTTCTCCTAAAATCTAGGTTCCGAATAAATTTGACCATTTCTTTTGTAAAAAAGTTTTGAGCCTTTTTATCATGCTGTATCGCTTCAGCTAAAGCTACAACATTTTTACTTTGCTGTAAACGTTCATAAATTGGAGTAGGATAAGCGTTAGGGGCGCTAGGTTGTGCAACCATGTCAACTGTAATAATTTCATAATCACTCACAGTTCCATCATCTGCTACATTTCCACTACCTCTAGAACTTACACCTAATTTAACTCCACTTTCTAATAAGGCTTTAACAATATTTCCCATTGGAGTTGGTAAAACTTGAAGTTTACCTATACCGTTATTTCCTTTCATTTTCATTTCATTAATTTGTAAACAAACTCTATCCAAATTAATTTGTAGATCATCAGGATGATCTAATTCACCTAAAACACTATATCCAGACTGAAGCTTTTCATTAATTGAACCTACTGCTTTTGTGATCTCTTGTACAGGATATACTCTTTTATTTTGGTTGCGAATGCCACCTTCTATAAAAATTCCTTCCATATACAACTTTTTCTCACCACTTTCGGTTTGAACACTTTCAACTGTCAAACCAGCTCTATCAAAGCTTAATTGTTCGCTTAATGCTTGTGCCATAATTACATTCCGTTATTTGGACTTTTTGTGTTTCCTGCACTGTCACTGTTTTTTGGAGTAGCAACACTAGATAACTTTTGCTTTGCTCCAGGAACATTTACATTACCGGTATTCATAACTTTAGCAGTAGCAGCTAATTTTTTACCTTCTCCGCCACCATCTTTGTTTAAACTATGATTGACTGTGCCTCCTGGTTTGTTTGAACCTTTAGCTACAGGACTTGTACTTTTTTCACTAGTATTATGAGGAACTTTTACTTGCGTTAAAGTTGCAGCTTCGTCTACCATGTCATATGACTCTTCTGTTTTTTCCTTTGCTTTTTTTCCTTTAGCTTTTTTAGGATCAACAGCTTGATCTCTTTGATATTCAGCAGCTTTTTTCTTTCTATCTATTCTTTTGATAGCTTCATCTACTACATCATAATCTTCTTCAAGATCTTCTTCATCATCTGCTTCGTCTAATTCTACTTCCTCATCTACATTTTCGTCTTCATTTTCAACGCTATCCATCATGTTTTCTTCATCACTATCCATAGCTCCCATTTCATCATCCATTCCCATGTCATCCATGTCATCGCCTTCCGGCTCATCCATTTCACCACCTAAAATGGCTTGGAAACTTTGACGTAATTCTTCAATAGCGTCTTCTACTTTTTCAAAATTGCTTTCAATTTCATCCGGACCTTCTTCTCCGTCCATTTCAGGGTCTACATCCATAGCCATATCATCAGCTACATCACCTTCTGCATCGTCCATACCCATTTCCATGTCCATGGAATCTTCATCTTCACCCTCTTCAGCAATTTCTTCAGAGTTAATTTCTTCTTCGTAACCTTCAAGATCTTCGTCTTGACCCATTAAATCTTCATAAACTGTGCGAGCCTTTTCCACAAAAACGTCATGGAGCAAATCACTCGCCTTTTCTGATTCCTCGTTTATAATATATTCGAGGACTTGTTCAAGTTTTTCTCGTGTGGTCATTTTAAGCTCCTATAAAAA